CATTGTTGGAACATATCAAGGCCATCAATGCAGAAGCATATGCAAAGATGGAAGCAACAAAAGGTCTTGTGATTGGCATGATCACGGAAGACCTTGACCACTGGGCGGGTTATGGTATCAGTACACCTAGCCAACTTGATAGGTACTTTACGGAACAAGCCGTATACAATATACACAAAGACGTGTACGGTGTACGGTGCAAGTATTCTCGTCTAACTGAAATGTCGGACGAAGAACTTGACAATGAATTGAAAGGACTGACAAGATGAAGCACGTTCCAACTTTATATATAGACGGTAAAGAAACACCGTTCCAGTACGAGGACGGAAGTATCGAAGGAGTTAGGAACGACCGTTTGAACGGTTTTCAACGTGTCTTTGTCATGGGACACGATTGCAAGGGTAGATACTGTCGGGTGGGCAGTATCAGTTTACCGCTGGGCATGGTTGAACTTGGTGGTACTTGCAAGATGAATGGCAAGTCTTATAGTATAAAACGATAGTAGCACAAAAGGACTGATGCAATGAAAGACTTACCTCGTTGGACAGAAGACATAGGCATGTTCGCCACGGACAGGCCAATCAACGACACAGAAAACCATGCAGGTACGTGTGACCATCGAACACCGTACTGTGACGATACGTGTTACAACGTCAAGCTGTACAAAATGTATCCCAACATGGCAAAGCGGGACGACCGCTGTGAGACTGAATGGCAATCTATTACGCCAGAGAATGTGTCTATGATTCCTAAATACTTTGCAAAGAAACGTAAGCAAACCAAACGTATACGGTTCAATACGAGAGGTGAGGCAATCAAGGACATTACAGACGTATACCGTGTCAAGGCAATCGTTCAGTCCATGCCTGACACTATATGGTGGTTGCCCACTAGAGCGTGGCGCAATACCCTACTCAAGGAACTGATCCAGATCGAATTGTTTCCGTTGGAAAACATTGCTATCAATGCAAGTCTCGATCCATCAAACACGCCTGACGAGTGGCGTATGCTGGAACAAGATGGCTGGAACATAATGTTCTTTGGTGATGATAATCTGACACACAGTCCTGCTACAGGCGAGAGATTGTTTGCATGTCCTAAGACACACAAGAAAATGAAGGGACACTGTGAAGTATGTAAGGCTGGCTGTTTCAGTCAGGCTACAATCAAGAAACAAAAACTTGTACATCTATCACAACACTAAGAGGAGAAAGCATATGGCTTTCAACAAATACTACACCAAAGTAGAATACTCCAAGCGTCCTGATGGACGTTGGAACAAGTGGGAGCAATGGTCTGCCGCTAACTGGTATGGGTGGGACTTCTCATCCTATGAGGATGATCTTCGTTCACTGTGGGACTATCCCAAGTGGGTGTTAGTGGACGTTGTAGATAGGAAAGGATAAGATAATGATGACTGATATGGAGAAAGATATCGAAGAACGTATTAAAGAATGGTATCAAAGTATTGACGATCCATTCTTTCAACACAAGCCTTGGCAACATCTGTTCGATGAAGAAAAACAGATGCTCGCTGAGATGTATTGGGAAACTAAAGGAATAAGACAATGAGTGAATACGAAGTAACGGTATACCGTACCGTCCAGCAATCGACTGTGATTACAATTCATAATGATCATCCCTTTACAAAAACTGAACGCCACTTTATTGCTATACAAGCAGAGGATGAAGCAGAAGACTTAAATGATTTCAATTGGGATACTCTTGATATTCAAATTGAATACGATGACACACAAATAAAGGTAGTGTAAGACAATGAGTAAATCAATCAAACAAATTCGGCGCGAACTACAAGATAGTGGCGACTCACACCTTCAGAATATGGAGGCGGCATTAGATGACAAGCAAATTATATTGCTGGTCAACGCCGTTAATAATCAAAGGCAAATAGAACTACTGGAAGAGGAGTAAGAGTGATGGGTGAAAGCTTAACATTTACTTGGTCTGATGTTTACGGTGAGGCACGACCCTCACCAACAACAAAGAAAAGACTTGAGGAGTGGCGCGACACCGCGAAAGAGGCGCGTGGAAACTTTTATAAATTAGACATCTACCAATTAGACTTTCTCTCCGATGTCATAGGTGAGTTACAAAATATCTATGACGAAATGTTAACCAAACCTGATGAAGTAGAGAAAGATGTTGGGTGGTATCCTATTATAAACTTTAAGGAGTAAAGAATATGACGATTCGTACAGGTGAGTTGCCGGTGCATGGCGTAAAGTCAGTGGAACTGTTGCAAGAAAAAGTTCCATGCAATCACAATTCGGCTGGATACTTTTATGCAGTGAGCGTTGTGGTTGAGGACGAGGATGGTGAAAGGAAAAAGATTGCCACCCTCTATGATTTAGGCGATAATAATAAGATCAAGATGAGAACTTGGACAGACGGAGGAATATAAAATGAGCATTGATCCTATTGATCCTATTTCAGCACTCATACCAGTTCACATGCTGAAGACGTTCACTGTAACCCCATTGAAAAACGGGGAAGCTGTTGAACATGCAGTACAATCTACCATAATCAATGGTGATGGTAGAACTATATCCGTAAGCCAGTCAGTCCTTACTGTGTATGATAGGTTTGCTAACTTACAAACTATACCACCACAAAGTAAAGGCGAACTAGTATGACATGGCTTTTTATTATAATTGGTGGACTGTGCCTTGTAGCAGGTATAGGTGGTACGTATGCCCTATCAGGACAAGAGCATTGGCAATCTGTTTGCATAATGTTATATGGTATTGTATTACTTGTATGTTCTAGCCTAAGCAGGAGGATAAAATAAAATGCTGACGTTCTATGAGTGGAGAGATGAACAAGAGAGGCGCTATGATGTCATGCCCCGTTGGTATTGGGACACGGCAACATGCCGCGATAAGTACAACCAGTACTGCGAGCGATATGAAGATCACTTAAATGGAACCGGAGGGTATTATGAAAAGCATTAGTCTGTTACTAGCACTCACCTTATTGAGTGGGTGCTTCACTCCTATTCTGGCAGTAGGTAGTGCAATCAGTAGCACTACCAATTATATTCAGCTAGAAGAGATTAAAGATAGGATTGATAACTTAGACAAAAAGAATGACACGTAATATGGAAGTGTGGTATAAGATAATAATCTACAAAGCACCTGATTATTATCTTACTACCATGTATGATGTTCATCCATCGAACATCTCTAAGTTTAATAAGAGTTTCAACTTACGTTCTTGGATGGCTAATGGAATAAGAGAGGTGCAAGGAACCAGAGATAGAATTGAAATTGAAAAGTACACCGCCAATACTAAAGAACTTATCTTTAAGATGGAGGGAGAATGACCTGTAGAATGACCAAAAAGAACGAGGATAATGTAGTACCTGTCCAAGATTTTTGGCAACTAAAAGTTAATAAGATCAATACCTTATATGCTTATGGTGCCATCAATACGGATAAGTATATTGAAGAGTTGGTAAGGCTTGGCTTTACCAAGAAACAAATCTTAGATGATCTTAACGACAACGAGGAAGACTGAAATGTTAGAGCAACTTACTACTACCAATGATCGTGAAATTTTCTTTCCTGTTTACGAGCAGGGTGTATTGGGTAACACTACCCAAACATGGGCAGCAAACAAGAAGATGTTAACCCGTGGACCTAATGATCCTGCTGGATCACTATCAGATGAAACGTATTTGTCTGTAGTAAATAGCAACTATAGAGTAGTAGAAAACAAAGAACTGTTCATGCCATTACAAGAACAGATGGTTAATCACTTTGATCCTCAAGTATTGGAGGACATTCAGATTAAAGATCATGTCTTGAAGGGTGGAGCAGTCTGCTTTGCAGAGTACATTCTACCTAAGATAGCGAAGCCTGTTGAGACAAGGACAGGACACAAGACAGAGATTGGTCTTCGATACATTATGAAGAACAGTCACGATGGCAGTAGCAGTGCGTTGATGTACAGTGGAGACATAGATTTCTTTTGTACTAACGGACAGATCAATGGACAGTTTGATGTTGCACGTGCAAGGCACACAAAGAACTTTACCATTGATGGTTTCATACGTGCCTTTGATCAGAGTTTGCTTACACACATGCAATCAGTACAGCAGTACCAAGTGTGGGCAGATACGCAGTTGACTAACAGTGTAAAGATTAAGGAACTATTTAAGAAGTTAGTTAACCCTTCTATTAATGTAGAAGATAAACCTAAGAAAGCTAATGGTTTAGCTGACAGGTTGTTTGCCCAGTACACTGATGAGGTACAACAACGAGGTAACAATGTCTTCGCTCTTGTCTCAGCCATGACACACTTCGCATCACATGATGATGAAAGGTTTGGGTTGACTAGGGCAGGTGATAATGGTACACTATTTAAGCGTCAACAGACGGTTAACGGATGGATAAAATCTCAGACATTCAATGACTTTCTTGAGACGGTATAAGTAACCACAACTAAAGGATTAGTATAATGGCTGAAAGACATTACGACTATCAATGTCACACCGAAATTCCTAACCATATGCGTGCATATCTAATGGATGTAGTCGATGCAGACTACCTAGAAGCGGTGGATATTGAAGACATCAATGATTTCTTAAATGGTTTGGTGGACTGGAACGATGACTATGAACCACTACCAAATTACCTAACACATATTCATTAGTTGTACTAGGGTGGGTCTATTACACCAGTGTAGTAGATTCACCCTACCAAAGGAGGAAAGAAATGATAGTAAAAGAACTTCCCACTAAGGTAGCACGTGTTCAACTTGAAATACACAACGATGGACTTTACATTGGAGTTTATGACAATGAAGATTATCAGGGTGTACGTAACTTATTTAAAGTAGCACTAGAAGATTTAGTAAAAGATCATTTAAAAGATTCTATTCTTAATTCCAGTGAACTTAAATCAGATTTATTATTTGAATTAGATTGTCTTTTAAATTATGCAGCGAGTTTCAAAAAGAATTCTGTAAAAGAATTTAAAGACTCAGGATTTACTGATGACTTCGGAGTAAATATGGAATAGGATAATCAAATGTTATTAGATGACATTAAAAAACTTCTGAAGGAAGTATCCGCACCGGGGATTGTTCACATCGATCCTCAAAGAGTAAAGATACATCTTGTAGGATTAATAGAACTTGAGGAAAGAAGAATGACTCACTACAAAACAGGTGTAATTCCTAACTTAATAAAAGATTTAAATGAATTAATAGACACGGCCAATGATATAATACCTGCAACCTCACATCAAGAGGATCAGCTTTTTAATTTAGCACAAAATATTTCTATTGTTCGCAACATTGTAATAAAGGAATTAATGTAATGTCTGGAGCAGCACAAGATGTAGTGGTCATTAACACTTTAAATTGTCAGCTATCATTAGCTAAAAAAGAAATAAGTGAATTAAACAAACAGTTATATGATCAATACAAAAAAGTAAAAGACTTGACTGAACAAGTAAACTATTTGAAAGAGAAACTTTTTCTAACTGAAGCGGAACTAGAAACATTATACGAAAGAAAACTAAATGCAAGTTGAACTTATCTCTTGTCTGGGTACAGACTTAACTGTAGTTAATGCAGCACGTGTATCCTTTGATAAGGAAAGTGATTGGGAAGTTAACCATAGTGTAAGGCAGGAACTATCTAGCCAAGATCAAGCATTGGTTCGATATCTTGCCAAGCATAATCACTTTACACCCTTCACTCATTGCGTGGTAACTCTGCGAGAAACTATCCCTATCTTTGTAGCAAGACAAAGGTTCAAACATACCATAGGATTTACTTACAATGAGGTAAGTAGAAGATACGTAGATGATATGCCAGAGTTTTATTTTCCTGATGAGTGGAGAAGTAGAGCAGACAATGCAAAGCAAGGTAGTGGGGAAGAGGTAATAGATATCAATACAAGATCAGCTATGGTTGATGACTACCATCATGCAATACAGAAATGTAAGTGGACATACCAACAACTCATACGTAAAGGAGTGTGTCCAGAGCAAGCAAGGATGGTATTACCTCAATCAATGTATACCAGCTACTATGTTACTGGTTCTTTGTCTGCTTTTGCACGTGCTTATAAGTTACGTATTGACAAGCACGCACAAAAAGAGATACAAGAACTAGCAGAGAAATGGAACGCAATCATTAAGGATTTATATCCTGTATCGTGGGAAGCATTAACAGAGGAACAAGACAAATGAAAAACTTATGGGAAAAAGATCGTAAGACAATCTTCAGAGAATTAAAACAAATGTATCTTGAAGAGGGATATTCTCACAAGGAAGCTAAACGATTAGCGACTGAAGAAACAAATGAAATTAAAGATGCAGACATGATGTTTGTTAATAAGTTAATGTGCGATGAAGAATAAAGATACACTTAAAAACCGTGATCCAAATTGGAGATGGTTGCGTGCACTAGGACATAAGAAAGTCAGAGACAAGACTATCTACATGAGAAAAATTAAACACAAGGGTAAAGATGATGTATCAGATACTAAAGAAAACTTATAGGAAGTATCTTCTTGTAGAAGAATTTGATAATCTTGAGGATGCCAAGGATACAATGGAAGGTATGAAACTATTATACTCTCATTTAAAATTCAATATTAAAAATTCTATACAAACACAATCTTCAGAATATTTTTCTGTTAACTCTAAACCACGTGCTTATTTTAAGATGGTAGAAAAATTATGAAGCGAAGATGGGGAGAGTGGAAAGTTTTATCTTGTCGTACCCCTGACAATACCAAAGATGTACCCATTGTAAAAACCAAAGAGTTATATGTAGACAATGGTAAAAGTTTAAGTATGCAGCGCCATGAAGATAGAAGCGAGTTATGGTTTATTGCTGAAGGAACTGCTACAGTCTATACGTTAGACGAGGGCAGAACATTTAAAAAATTATTAGGGGTATATAATAAGTTTGACATGGTGATTATTCCATGCTATTCATGGCATCAGCTTGTCAACGAAACTAAAAAACCTTTAATAGTTATTGAAATACAATACGGAAATAGATGTATTGAAGAGGACATTGAAAGGTTTGATGACTATGTATCACCACCACAAAGAAGTAACGATTGTTAGCAAAGGTCCATGTTCTGCATGTGACTCTAGCGATGCGTGCGCCACTTATTCGGATGGACACGCTTGGTGTTATTCATGTAATACTTATTTTAAACTAGAAGGAAATGAAATGCAGCAAGTGCAACAACGCAATTCAGTTAAGCCTATGACTAATCCACAAGGAAAGATTACAGACATACCAGACAGGAAGATAGCGGAAGCTACGTGTAAAAAATATAACGTGCGTACAGTGCGTGATAACTCTAACAAAATTCTACAACATCTTTATCCTTACTACGATAACGATGGAAACCATGTGGGTGATAAGGTTCGCACCCTACCTAAGACTATCCATTCAACAGGAAGCGTTGGCAATGGTACGCTATTCGGACAACATTTATTTACAGGTGGTGGTAAGTATGTAACCATTTGTGAGGGCGAACTAGATGCTATGGCAGCGTATGAAATGCTTGGCAGCAAGTGGCCTGTCTTATCCATCAAAGACGGTGCAGCGTCTGCCTTACGAAACTGCAAGGCTAACCTAGAGTATCTATCGAAGTATGATAACATCGTGTTGTGTTTTGATGCAGATGATTCAGGACGCAAGGCAGCAAAGCAGGTCGCATCTTTGTTTGAACCTGATCAATGTAAGATTGTAAACCTTACTGATTATAAAGATGCATGTGATTACTTAGTCAATGGTAAGCGGGAAGACTTTACCCGTGCGTGGTGGAACGCTAAGATGTATACGCCAGCAGGTATTCTTAATCTTGCCGACATGGGCGAAGCATTGTATGAAGAAGGAGATTACAAGACTTGTCTCTATCCTTGGACAGGAATGAACGATAAGTTGTACGGGATACGTACAGGAGAGTTAGTAACTTTTACAGCAGGTACAGGTACAGGAAAGTCTAGTGTTATCAGAGAGTTACAGCATCATATACTTAATAACACAGAAGAAAACATAGGTGTTATATCTTTGGAAGAGAATGTACGTTCAACTATCTTTCATCTTATGTCAGTAGAAGCTAACGCTAGGCTGTACATCAGAGAGGTACGTGAACAGTTTAGTAGGGGTGACTTAGAGAGGTGGCAAGAAGCTACGGTAGGTACACGCAGGTTCTATGCCTTCGATCACTTTGGTAGCATGAAGACTGATGAGATACTTGCACGTATCAGGTACATGATCAAAGCCTTGGACTGTAAATGGATATTCCTTGATCACCTATCGATCCTTGTATCAGGATTGGAAGGTGATGATGAACGTAGAAACATTGACAACCTGATGACTAAGCTACGATCCATCGTGGAAGAAACTAATGTAGCACTGTTGCTTGTGTCTCACCTACGTAGGACAGGCGCAGACAAGGGGCATGAAGACGGTAAGGAAGTTAGCCTCGCTCATCTTAGGGGTAGTCAGAGCATAGCACAACTAAGTGATGCAGTGGTGGCTATGGAACGCGACCAGCAATCTGATGATCCAGCTATTGCTAACACTACTACCATTCGAGTCTTGAAGAATAGGTACAGTGGTGACACTGGTTCAGCATGTCATCTTTATTTTAATGGAGACACAGGACGCTTGACAGAGGTAGATACTCTAGGCGATAATGAAGGAGATGAAGAAGACTTGGAGATATAAATGGATGTAGTTCTTGACATAGAAACTGACAGCTTAGATGCTAATGTTATTCACTGTATCGTAGCCAAAGAAAGAGAGTCAGGAAAGTTCCACATTTGGAAAGAAGAAGAGTGTTATAAATATTTTCCATTGTTTGCGAAGAGAGTTAATAAGTTTATTATGCACAATGGAATATCGTTTGATGCTCCTGTTCTTAATAGGTTAACTGGGACACGTATTAGATTGTCACAAATAGAAGACACTATGATCTTGTCTCAGTTAACTGATCCAGTACGCGAAGATGGTCATTCACTTCAAGCATGGGGAAACAGATTTGATTTCCATAAGATAGAGTTTAAAAACTTTACCCATCTTTCAGATGAAATGATCACCTATTGCAAAAGAGATGTGGATATAACTGAACGTGTTTGGATTAGTCTTCAAGATGATATAAAAAATATTGACAGACGATCCATTGATCTTGAATACACAATAAGATTGTTGGTGAGTAAACAAGAAAGGAATGGCTTTACTCTTAATTTAGAAAAAGCTATGGGTCTTAATGCAAAGTTACAAGATAAATCAGATCAATTAGAAAAAGAAGTACAAGAAAGTTTTACTCCTAGACCTATACCAATAAAAGAAATAAACCCTCGTTATAAAAAAGATGGTAGTTTATCTCTTGTTGGCTTGAAACATATCAAAGACCCTAGTACAGTAGCAGGTCCGCATACTTCGATTGACTATCAAACATTTAATCTGTCTTCTCGCCAACAGATTGTTAGTAGACTCATTAAATGTGGATGGGAACCACAAAAATTTACAGAGAAGGGACATGCAATAGTAGATGAAGGAGTATTGAGAGATGTAAATATTCCTCAAGCACAAATGATTGCAGATTATTTAACTCTTAAGAAACGTATAGCACAAGTTAAATCTTGGGTTGATGCGGTAGATAAGGATGGTAAAGTACATGGACAAGTTCTTACATTACGTGCAATCTCTGGAAGGATGGCGCATCATTCGCCAAACATGGCACAAGTTCCTGCAAGTTATTCACTCTACGGTAAGGATTGTAGAGAATGTTGGACAGTGGGAAACGAGTCTAATATTCTTGTTGGTTGCGATGCTTCTTCTCTGGAGTTAAGGGCATTAGCACATTACCTTAAGGATAGTAAGTTTACTAATGAAGTAGTAGAGGGAGATATTCATACTGCCAATCAGAAAGCTGCTGGATTAGAGACACGCGATCAAGCCAAGACATTTATTTATGCCTTCATTTATGGTGCAGGTGCAGCTAAGATAGGCAGTGTAGTAGGTGGTACTGCACAGGATGGGCAACGTCTTATAGATACATTCCTTTCTAATGTACCTGCATTAGCAGTACTCCGAGAAAGAGTTGACAAGGCAAGCCAGAGAGGTTATCTTCTTGGTCTTGACGGCAGACATTTAAAAGTTCGTAACCAACATGCAGCAGTTAACTTATTAATTCAAGGAGCAGGTGCAGTAATTTGTAAGCAATGGTTAGTAGACATAGATATTCTAGCCAGAAAAAATAAACTTAACTATAAATTGGTAGCATCTATTCACGATGAATACCAACATGAAGTGTTAAAAACACATGCTAAAATATTTGGAGAGTTAACTAAACAGGCTATGAAGGAAACAGAAAGGAAGTTAAAAATTAAATGTCCACTAGACAGCGAGTACAAGATCGGCCAGAACTGGTCCGAAACGCACTGATAGTATTAAATGCTACGGAGTTAAGAGTAAGTAAATTTATAGGTACGTCTCGTAACACACAGAACCGAGGCGCAGGTATATATGATGCTGCGGTAGCAGAGACAGGTAAGATAGATATACTAGGGGCAGAAGCAGAGTTAGCATTTGCGAAAATGTGTAACATATACCCTACAGATTTTATGGTCTTACAACCTAAGTCAAAAGCTAAAGGAACTGATGATGGTGATTTAGTAGTAGATGGTATTGTTATCGATGTTAAAACAACTGTACACGAAAAAGGAATGCTGTTGTCTACATCAAAACATACCTCTGGCATAGACTTATTTGCTTTAATAATAAAGAAAGGAGAAGACACGTTTCAACTTAAAGGATTTATGCTTGCATCTGAACTGGCTAAAAAAGAAAGATATGGCAGAGCAGGAGGCAAGTTAAAACGAGCAGCTTATGTAGCTACGCAAGATGAATTGTATGACTACAAAGATGCATTAAAGAAATTAAAAAAAGATGTTGACACCTAGTTGGTGTTAGTGTAGAGTATCAAAATTAAATATCAAGCCACAACAGAGTGGCATAACCAAAGGAGAATATAAATGGACGTTAATATTATTTCTGGTAAAGCATATTGGGCAAGCATCACTTCACCAAATACTACATACGAACCAGTATGGAGTGTAGATGTATGTCTTGATAAAGACTCTAAGAAAAAGATTGAAAGCTTGGGTCTTGCTGTTCAGAATAAGGGTGATGATCGTGGAGACTTTGTTAAGATTAAACGCAAGGTTAACAAGAAGGATGGCAACCCACGACAATCACCTGTCATTAAGGATTCTCAAAATAATGATTGGGATGGTAGCCTTGTAGGTAATGGTAGTCTCGTTAATGTTAAATTTTCTACCTATGATTGGACCTATGCTGGCAAAAGCGGTGTGGCAACAGACCTGATGGGTGTGCAGGTTGTTGATCTAGTCCCGTATGGTGGGGATGGATCAAACTTTGATGCTGTAGATGGTGGTTATACAGTGAAAGCTTCATCGGAAGAAGGAGAAGAAGTACCGTTCTAAATCGTTACACTAGGGTCTACTAGTCTTTTTCCATAATAACTTTTGAAAAGACAATGGGTAGAATTTGTAGCAGGTGTGGAGAGGGACTGCTATTTAATTTAAATAACTGGAGAATATAAATGCTAATGGGTGTAGTTGCGTTAATGTTAAGCTTCTTTGTAGAAGTAGATGATAAATTCATAGCCAATGCTTCCGAGAAAATAGAACAAGGATATAGCTGGGAGTATATTGGAAGAACCGAGTGGGATGAAACAAAAGGTCCAGCAATGTATCTAAAGACAGATGTAGATAATAAGTTTGTCTATTTTAAATTAGTAAAACAGGATGGTCCTGCTTCAGAGTCTCAAGAATAATGAAGACAGCTTTAATCATAGGTGGGTCAGGACAAGATGGATATTACCTAGCACAGTTACTTTTAAATAAAGGTTATCATGTACATTCTCTTGTTCGTAGATCGTCGGTAGATAACTTCACCAGAATTAATCAGTTAGAAAGCAAAGTAAATTTTGTTACATCTTATGGAGATTTAACTGAGACATCAGGATTGCTTAGAATAATTAAAGAAGTTAATCCTACGGAGATATATAATCTTGGTGCACAGTCTGATGTAAGAATATCTTTTGACATTCCTGAATACACAGGTGATGTAGATGGGTTAGGTACAACTAGGTTACTAGAATGTATTAGAACTTTAGGAATGGTAGATACCTGTAAATTTTATCAAGCATCTACTTCAGAACTGTACGGCAAAGTTCAAGAAGTTCCTCAAACAGAAGAGACACCCTTCTATCCTCGCAGTCCTTATGGTGTAGCAAAACAATACAGTTACTGGATGGTTAAAAATTATAGAGAAGCTTACAATTTGTTTGCCTGTAATGGTATTCTTTTTAACCATGAGTCTCCTATGCGAGGAGATAATTTTGTCACACAGAAAATTGTTAAAGGTGTGATAGATATTATGTTTGGAAAAAAGGATAAACTTACAGTAGGGAATCTTAATGCTAAACGTGATTGGGGACATGCTGCCGATTACGTAAAGGGAATGTGGTTGATGATGCAGCAAGATAAACCTAATGATTATGTCTTAGCCACAGGCAAAACTCATTCAATAAAAGAATTGATTGAGTATGGTTTTAATAAATACATAGGTGTTCAACTACAATGGGAAGAGGAAGGAGTGAATGAAATAGGGTTTGACATTAAAGAAAATTCAGAGTATAAAGGTGTTCTAGTAAATTGTTCTCCTGAGTTTTATCGCCCAACAGAAGTTGACTTATTGCTAGGTGATCCTACTAAGGCAGAAAAAGAACTGGGATGGGAAAGAGAATATTCTTTCCATGATTTAATTGATGAAATGTTTGAGTATCAACTAGAAAGGAATTAAACTGAATGACTACTGATCAAAAAGTTCTCCGTGCATTGAAAAAAAGGATGCGTGTTACACGTAAGACTGCGATCCAACGGGGATGGGCAGAGAACCTAACTGCATCTATCGCCTCGTTACGTAAACGTGGATATGAGATTGATACAGTAACAGCTTCAACTCCAGAGGGTGAAAGTTATACACGCTATCGTTTGAACGAAGCTTAAAAAGGAATAACAGGATGAGTAATAAAACAATAGATACATTGGTAGAAGATATATATTCACTCTTTACATCAGAGAAAGAAGTAGATATATCGCCTGATGATATAGAAATCTTATCTAAAGAAATTACTCGTTCTGTTTCTTTTGCTCTTAATGAAAGTAGAAAGAAAAAGAAAACACTTCGCTTGTCTTTAATAGGTCACCCAGACAGAAAGATTTGGTACACTATTAATAATGACAAAGAGAATACTGGGGAAGACTTACAAGGTAGTGATTACATAAAGTTTTTATATGGTAATATCCTTGAAAGTCTTCTCGTTTTTCTGTGCAAAGCAGCAGGACATTCAGTGACAGATCAACAAAAAGAATTAAAGGTAGAGGGAATTACAGGACATCAGGATGCAAGAGTTGATGATGTTTTAATAGACTTTAAAAGTGCCTCAAGTTTTTCTTTCAAGAAATTTAAAGACGGCGCTATATTTAAAGATGATCCGTTTGGATATATACCTCAGTTATCAGCTTATGCTCACGCTAATAGAGTAAAGGATGCAGGGTTTATTGTAATAGATAAATCTAGTGGAGAGATAGCCTATTGTCCAGTCCATCACATGGAGATGATAAATGCAGAAGAAAGAATTAACCATCTTAAAAAGATGGTCAAGTCTCCCATCATACCTGATAGGTGCTATGACGATGTGCCTGATGGCAAGTCTGGCAATCGGCGTCTTGCTGTTGGCTGTAGTTTTTGTGAGTATAAACGTGAGTGCTGGTCTTCTGCTAACAACGGTACAGGACTTCGGGAATTTAAGTATGCGAATGGTTCAAAGTTTTTCACACAAATAGAACGCACGCCTGATGTAGAGGAGATTATTAATTTTTGAAGCACTGTCACAGAAAGAAATTAAACTTATGGTAGAAAGATATAGGTCTAAAAGTGAACGGACTACAGCAGAATATTTAAAGAGTATAAAAGTTAAATATAAATTTGAACCATATTATATTCCGTATATGTGGGTTGAATCTAAAAAATATCTTCCTGATTTTATCCTACCGTCAGGTATAATACTAGAAGTTAAAGGTAGGTTTACACTAGAAGATAGAAAGAAACATTTGTTTCTTAGAGAATCTAATCCTGATCTTGATATACGATTTGTGTTTGATAGACCAGCTAGTAAACTTTATAAAAGGAGTAAGACAACTTATGCAGACTGGTGTGACAAACATAATTTTAAATACTGTAAACTATCTGATGGTTTACCTGATAGTTGGTTAAATGAGACAAAGAGAAAGTCTTCTAGTAGAAATAGAAAGTCTAATAGAAAGTCAAAAGGCACCGCCTCAACAGCTACTATTTCTTAGCGTCTTACTACAAGCTATGTTAGATGCTACTAAACCAAAACATGATAAAGAATCTTATGAGTCGATTGTTTCCAGAGACAATGCGAGAGCATGGTTCTTTGCATCAGTCGGAGTAACTGCAGAAGATTTCCACACAGTCTGTGATGTAGCAGGAGTTGATCCTGACTACGTAAGAACATTTGCCTATAAAGTTATGAAGTCTAAAGAAATAAAATATGTACGAAAAAGAATCAACGCTGTCCTTACATTTGACTAGGAGAAACAGAATGGATAGAGATAAAGAGATTGCACAATTATATGCATCTCTTCCAAACTTTAAGTTTGATGAAGATGAGTATGTAGAAGAGATAAGAGACTACGTTACTTCTACTTATAAAGAGCATTATGCTAAAGGTAAATATCAAGCCACAGATATTATTTTAGATAGTGGTCATGGACAAGGATTTGTTATGGGTAATATATTGAAATACTGGAAAAGATATGGAAACAAAGAAGGAAAAAATAGGAAGGACTTGTTAAAGATTATTCACTATGCGATAATCATGCTTTATGTCCACGATCATATCACCAAAGGAGTTTAGATTTATGCCCACCTTTCGTTCTAATGAAAATCCTATGTTCCGTTCTAAGTTTAGTGAAGATATATTCAAACACAAGTATGCCCATCATGGTTGTGAAACATGGGCAAGTCTTGCATCTGTTCTCGTAGATGATGTTTGTTCTCTACATCTAACGCAAGATGAAATAGATCAGTTAAAAGAATACATTACTGATTTAAAATTTATTCCCGGTGGAAGATATTTATACTATGCTGGGCGTCCTAATAAGTTTTTTAATAACTGCTACTTATTGAAAGCAGAAGAAGATACACGGGAAGATTGGGCAAACCTTTCATGGAAATCAGAATCATGCTTAATGACAGGTGGGGGTATTGGTGTAGACTATTCAGTGTACCGTGAAGAAGGAAGAGTGTTGTCAGGTACAGGCGGTCTTGCCTCTGGTCCTATTCCTAAGATGATGATGATCAATGAGATTGGTCGAAGAGTTATGCAAGGGGGTAGTAGACGGTCAGCTATCTATGCCAGTATGAATTGGAAACATCCTGATATAAGAAAGTTTTTAGTAAGTAAGAACTGGTATGATATGCCTGTAGGTACAACAGACTTTAGTATTGGTCAGATAAAAGAACAAGACTTTAACTTTGTTGCACCCTTGGACATGACTAACATAAGTGTTAACTATGATACAGAATGGCTTTTAAATTATTGGGAGACAGGTGATGTTGGGGATACTTTTGCACAGAATACCAAACAGGCTTTACGAACAGCGGAACCGGGGTTTTCGTTTAACTTCTTTGATAAAGAAAATGAAACGCTTCGTAATGCGTGTACGGAAGTAACAAGTGATACTGGGGATGATGTATGTAACTTAGGATCAATTAATCTTGGAAGGGTAGATACTCTCCAAGAGTTTAAAGATATCGTACAACTTGCCACTAAGTTTCTTATTTGTGGTACACTCAAAGCCAAACTACCTTACGATAAAGTCTATGAAGTACGAGAAAAGAATCGTAGGCTTGGCCTTGGCTTGATGGGAATGCATGAGTGGTTAATTAAACGTGGGTCTAAGTATGAAGTTACAGAAGAACTTAATCAGTGGTTAGGAGTTTACAAAGGAGTTAGTGATGATACTTCTAAAAAGACTGCTGATGAAATGAATATTAGTAGACCAGTAGCTAACCGTGCTATTGCACCTACAGGTAGCATTGGTATTCTGGCAGGTACAAGTACAGGTGTAGAACCTATCTTTGCTGTAGCTTATAAGAGACGGTACTTAAAGGGTGGCACACGGTGGCATTACCAGTACGTAGTAGATAGTGCAGCACAAGAACTAATTGATTTGTATGGAACAAAACCAGAGAAGATTGAGTCTGCTCTTGATCTAGCAGGAGATTATAAAAGACGAATAAAGTTTCAAGCTGATGTACAAGATTATGTAGATATGTCTATCTCTTCTACAATTAATTTACCAGCATGGGGAAGCAAATTAAATAATGAAGATACTGTTATGGACTTTACTCATACTCTTGCCTCTTACGCACATCGCTTACGTGGCTTTACTGTTTACCCTGATTCATGTCGTGGTGGGCAACCATTAACATCAGTTCCATATAATGAAGCGGTAGATAAACTAGGTGAAGAGTTTGAAGAAGGATTAGAGACACATGACATTTGTGATATTACGGGACATGGAGGGAGTTGCGGAGTATAATGCATACTTATTGTTGTTATAAGGAAGAGTTACCTAAAGAACTTTGTAAAGGTTTAGTCGATATAGGAAAACAATTAAATAATGAAGAGGCTAAAGTCTTTAAAGAAGGTGATGATATTAAAATGCAAGAGGTAAGAAATAACCGTATTGCTTGGTTAGAAAATCCTGAACTAACTAGTATCCTTCAACTGTATGCAGAGAAAGCTAATCAAGACGCTGGCTGGAATTTTAATATGAACTGTTATGAAACGCCGCAAGTTTCCTTCTATGGTAAAGGACAGTTCTATGATTGGCATATGGACACAGGGGTTGAAATGCCTTCTGATCCTTTCGTTAGAAAGTTATCACTAAGCATTACTCTTGATGATAGGTTTAAGGGTGGAGATTTTCAAGTTCAAGAATGGGTGCATCCTCAAGCCAGTAAAAAATTCTCTACTCTTAAAGATATGAGAAGGATAGGCAGCATTGTAGTCTTTCCTTCTTTTATTTTTCACCGTGTTACTAAAGTAAAAGAAGGTGAGCGGTGTTCGTTAGTCTGCTGGTTTCGAGGAGAAAAGTTTACCTAATTTTTTTCTTGACAAAGGTGGTGTATTGTAGTAGGGTGTGAGTTGTACGACCAATGTGGTGTACTAAATTAACTCGCTTTAATAAAGGAGAACACAATGAATGATTTTCAAGTACGTACTTTTATAGATTATGTAAACAAACATCACAAAACATTACCAGATTATATGTTAGGATATAGTATCAATGATCTATTCAAAAGAATACCCAGTAATGTTGGATCGTTTCCTCCACATGATTTAGAAAAAGAAGACAACCAGTATAAGCTAACATTAGCTGTAGCAGGGTATTCAAAAGAAAATATTCAACTAGAAATAAAAGATAATATACTCACCATCTCAGGTGATAGAGAAGACGATGATAAAAATTACATCGTATCTGGTATCGCCTCCCGAAAATTTCGCAAATCATTTTCTTTATCAGACACAATGGAAGTAAGAGATGCAGACCTAAAGGACGGTCTTCTTTCTATTACTCTTGAAGAAGTAGTTCCTGAAGAAGAAAAACCTCAGTTGATTCAAATTAATTAAAGGAATAGAGAAGGGTTATATGAGCAGACTACCTACAGTTTATATTGGCTATGATCCAAAAGAAGATTTATATTATAGAGTATTAGAGTATTCCTTAAGAAAACATTCTTCTTCTCCTCTTAATATAATACCTATTAAACAAGATAAAGTTAGACAAATAGGAATGTATTATAGAACGGGTGTGTTGGATAATGGTCAAGAGGTAGATGTGTTTGATCGTAAACCCTTCTCTACTGAATTTAGTTTCACAAGATTTCTTGTTCCTTTTCTAAATCAGTTAGAGGGACAAGCAATCTTTATGGACTGTGATATGTTTGTACGTGAAGATATAATGGAAGTATTTGAACGAAGTATAATTGATCCTATCTATTGCGTCAAACATTCTTATGCACCTAATCATCAAACAAAAATGGACGGCAAGCCACAACAAAATTATTATAGAAAGAACTGGTCTAGTTTTGTTTTGTGGAACTGTGATCATCCTCAGATTAAAGAACTTACCGTTGCAGATGTTAATGTAAAAGCAGGAAGCTGGTTACATTCTTTTTACTGGTGTGAAAATATTGGAAGCTTAGAGGAAAAATGGAATTGGTTAGATGGACATTCATCTGAAAGCATTCAACCTAGTGCGGTACACTTTACTACAGGTGGACCACTCTTTAGGAACTGGGAAGGTAACAGAGAAATTGATAATGAGTATGCAAAAGAATGGCAAAACTTATGCCATGAAATGAAACAAGAAGAAAGGCACACATAAATATGGTTAATTTTGTTACCTCTTTCAGTGGAAAGAACTATGATATATATGCTAAGAGCATGTTGGAATCTGTAATAACACATTGGGAAGATGATTTAAAATTAGTAGCTTACTATGATTCATGTAGCGAAGAACAGTTAGCAGACTTTCCAAAATCTCCTTTGATAGAGTACAGAGATTTAGATTTAGTAGAAGATCGGACTGCCTTTCTTGACAGAATGAAAGGACATGATGGTACAGAGAACGGTAATATAGAATACAACTGGCGGCTAGATGCTTTGAAGTGGTGCCATAAAGTTTATGCACTCACTGAATACTTTATGGAAATTTCTGATAATGAAGTTAAAGGTGGCTGGTTAATCTGGATGGATGCCGATGTTATTACCCACAGTAAACTTAATCAAGAAATTTTATTCAAGGCTTTTCCAAAAGACACAGAGTTAGTTCATCTTGGTAGAACAGATATAGACTTTAGTGAAACAGGTTTTATTGGTTTTAATTTGGACTATCAACTACCACATTATTATCTGGCAGACATACGTGGGTGTTATGATATTGGCGAAGTAGTAGCATATCGTGAGTGGACTGATGCATTTATTATGACCCGCTTTATTAATATCTATGCTGCTCACGGCATGAAGGTTCACAACTTAACACCAGAAGCAAAAGGTTTAGCGGTCTTTGAACAGTCCAGTCTTAATGACTTTATGATGCACTATAAAGGTAATCGTAAGAATGAAGTTCTGTCTGAACAAGGCTTTTCTCCTGATGTGGTACTGCCACGCTATGGACAACTAGCAACCTTGGTTCGTTTTTATAAACCAGAAAAGATTGTAGAGATTGGTACGTGGAATGGTGGCCGTGCAATTGAAATGGCACTAGCATCTTTTGAAAGTGTAGACAAATTTCATTACATAGGTTTTGATTTGTTTGAAGATGCTACTGAAGAGACAGATAAACTCGAATTAAATATTAAACAACATAACACTTACGATGCAGTGTTCAATCGTCTCACTGAATTTACAGAGAAGATGGCTGAAAAGAGTAAGACATTTACCTTTAAATTGCACAAGGGTAATTCAAGAGATACTTTAAGCAAAGCTAAAAAAGAATTAAAGAAAGTTCCTTTCGCTTTTATTGATGGTGGGCATAGTGAAGATACAATTAAAAGTGATTATGATAACTTAAAACATATTCCGGTAATTGTCTTCGATGATTTTTATTCTAAGGATGAACATGGACATACTGTTTCCCAAGAAAAGGTAGGAGTAAATAAACTTATTAGGGATGAGATGGAAGGTAAACGTATGCACGTGCTACCGTCTCAAGATAAAGTGTCGGGTGGTGGTCTTGTTCATCTAGCAGTTCTTCTTAATAATCCAGACCTAGAAGATATTCCTGTTGAACTAAGACGCATACCTATTATCGTACACCCTAAAGATTGTGTACCTAAAGATGATATTGTAGAAAATATTAATGTTAATCTGAAACTCATTAAGAGTTGGGATACAGTTCAAAATTATTATGGTAATAAAGAAGATGTTATCATAGTGTCTGGTGGTGGGTCAGTTGACTTTGAAGAAGTAAAAAGAGTACAAAAAGAAACAGACAGTAAAATAATCTGTGTAAAGCATAGCTATCCTAAGCTTTTGCAAGCTGGTATAAAACCTTGGGGTTGTGTTATACTTGACCCTCGCACTATTGAAGGAGAAAGTACTCACGGAATTGTACGTAAAAGTTTGTTTGAAAAGATTGATCCAAGCACACGATTTTTTATTGCATCTATGACCGAACCTTCGGTAACTGAGTATATAACAGAACGAACCTCTAATGTGTATGGTTGGCACGCTTACTCTGAAGCAATTAAAAATAGAATTAATAATAAAAAGGATTACCCTGAAGAAGAACAGATACAAATTGATGGGGATATAACATTTGTAACTGGTGGTACGTGTGCAGCTATGAGAGCAATCGGAATGTTTCATGTCTTTGGATTTAGAAACTTTCACTTGTTTGGATTTGATTGTTCTGTACCTCATGTAACAGAAGAAGAACAAAAAGAAACTCTCTTTGATGGTAAAGTAAAGTACATGAAAGTAGAAACTAATGAAAAAGAATTTTGGACTACAGGAGAACTACTCGCAATGGCACAAGATTGTGAACAGTTATTTGATGCTCCAAATATTGATATGAATGTAAACTTCTACACCTCATACGATACATTAGCTTCTCAAGTTTATCAAACATCTCGACATGGAAAAAAGAAATATTACCATACTGCTTTTAACTAGTAAGGAAAGGAAATTAATATGCTAGAAACCCTAAGTAGCAACAGTGAACTTATTATTTCTACACTCACAGGTATTATTGCAATCGCTAGTGTGTTTATTGCTGGCACACCTACCCCTAATCCTGATACAATCTTAGGTAAAATCTACAAGGTTGTAGAATTTCTAAGTCTCACCATCGGTAAGGCTAAAGAGACAGGTAAAAAAGAAGAACCAGTTGAAGAAGTACCTGTAGTAAAAGGTAAGACAGAAAAGGTATAGCAATGTTATCTCTAGTATCTTCGATCTTAGGTTTCTTTACAAAAATATTACCTTTAATATTTGCTTTTAAAGCAGGTAAAGATAATGCAGAAAAGAAAGAACTAGAGACTGTAGTAGATAATGCAAAGGAAAGAAATAAAATTGAAAACGAAGTTGACAGGCTTTCTGATGCTGATGTTTCTAAGCGGTTGCGGAAGCGTTGGAGGAGAGGCGGCATTCTGTAGTTGGTCATTCCCAATTTTAATCAGTGATGCTGACTCTCTTTCCACCGGAACTGCTAGACAAGTATTAAGCCATAATCTTACATGGGAAAAATTTTGTGACTAAGGAATTAAACCTTAAGCAGGAAAAGTTTTGCCAAGCCTATGTGCTATACCGTAACGCTACAGAGTCAGCTAAGATTGCTGGATACTCTGATACATCAGCACACACACAAGGACATAGGCTAGTCCAGCGTCCTGATATACAAGAACGTATAGAGGAATTAGAAAAAGAAATTGAAACTAATATTGATGTAGTAGCGGAGATTGAAAATCAATATACCTATGCCAAAAATAATGGTCATACTAATAGCGCAATTAAAGCGTTGGAAGTTTTATCTAAGGTCAGAACATCTAAGGATGAAGAAGTTCCTAAATCAATTGTTGAACTAGAGGATGAGATAGTTAAAAATTTAGAAATTCTTGGAGAAGAAAGATCATCTAAGATTTTTCTCAAATGTCAGTGGTTTCAAGAGGAACAACCAGAATGAAATGTGCATACTGCGGCGACATTGCCGATAGTTTAGATCATGTTCTACCCCATTCTTATACTAGAATATTTCCAAAACAAAATAGAACTTACAATAAAAAAGAAGTAGTCCCTTGCTGTACAGAATGTAATAGCCTTTTAGGTAATAAGCCTTACTTTACTGTGGCAGAGCGTGCAGCTTACTTAGCTGGTAAGTATGAGAAGAGATATAAAAAACTACTTTCTATGCCGGTGTGGGAAGAAGAAGACATAGAAGAATGTGGGTATAATATAAAACTTTTTATAGAAAATTCTGTCCAAGAAAAAAAAGCTATTGAATTAAGAATTGATAACTGCTGTCTCGTAAGAGATATTGCTCCAAGTATAGAAGATATTCAGAAAGAATCTTAGGGAGGCATTGGCCTATAAGGTGACGTTTTTGAGTAAAAAAATATAACAATTAGATCAATCTTTTTTTTCTGAATTGTAATACTCCTTATCAATGATTGGATGTCTACCGTTATGCATGTGTTGTAAAATTTTTACTTCCTCTTGCAGCTTACTAATGTGTGCCTTGACCATCCCCTTACGCTTATGCTCTGAAGCTAAATTGTCTGGACTTAAAATATCTGACAATACTTTTATCTGTTGTCTTAAAACTGCAACACTATTTTCTGCCTCATCTAATTCTCTATTCAACTCATCTACGTGACTCTTGATTTCTTCTTGAGTTGCTTTTAAAGTATTAACTTGTGCACGTACTAATGCCCACGCGCCAGACAAAGATGCAACTACAGCACCTACTTGAAATAAAAATTGTGCGTCCATTTGCATTTTAATCTACTATTGTTGTTCTAATCTCTTCTAGTGTATCTTCTATACTATCTACCATATCTTTTTTAGTATCACGTACTAAAGGAATTTGTCTTAAAAGAGGAATTAAATTTCCTATCTCTCTTGCTAATGCTCTTGGCTTATCATTTAAAACATACCCTGCTCCAGCTTCTGCTATATTAGAGGCTTGACTTAGTGCAGGTCCAAGAATAACTTCAAAGAAATTAGACCCATACTTTTGAGAATTAAGAGCATCAAATATAACTGTTCCCATTCCAAATATATTACTTCTACGTAATGCTTCCATCATTTGATCTTTACCATCTAACTTATCAAAAGGACTTTCGTTATCTCCATAACGTATTTCATCTTTAATTCCTTGTATAAACATAGAAGCAGCAACAATTAAACTGAGAGCAATAGTATATTTCATTATCTCTCCAGCAGGAATACGACCACCATCTTGACCTGTAACTTGTTTAGTTAATGGTACACCTATTTCTCTCCACATTCTTCCACCTACTATATTACCAAAGGTAGCTAAGAATCCTTTGAGTTGTGCAACCATCGCAAAGTGTGGATCACTCATCCATAAGGGACGATTAACAGCATTTGGTGCCATAATAAATTCATCTACAGTTTTGGACATAGCTTTACCAATAATAGGTGGGTCAGCTTGGTTAGGGTCTAATGCCCAGTCTTGAACTACTTCTGAATTAGGATTAATTATTCCCTGTTCCATTAATCTGCGTTTAGAGTCTAGGTATTCTCTAGTTTTTTTCTTTCCTCCACGATCATATTTATTAATTATTTTTAAATCATTTCTCATCTGCATACGAGCAGCTTGGAAAGCCATGTCTCTACTAATCTGGGTAACAGTTGTCAGCATAGTTGTTCTAAAGAAAGCATTAGTAATTTTTCTTGCTACAGTAACTCCTGATATATCTCCAAATCTATCTGCAAGGACACCATCCAAACCTTGTAGTATACCAGCAAAAGCTTTTTCAGATTGGTTCAAAGGAATTTTAGGAAATACTTTTCTTAGTCCATTCTTTAGACCATTAAAGGCAGCTTTACTTGCTCCAAATAAAGCGTATTTAGGACTTACACGTGACAAAATAATAATCGGTTCAGTTAAAGCAGTAAGACCTACTAAAGGTAGAGTAAGAATATACTGAGAAGTGAGTACCCATTTCTGAAGACCTTGCCATCCTTTATCATTCAAACGATTATATCGTTGTTGGGTAGCTTGATATACCTTTTTAATTTGATCTATCTCAGCTTGATTAATGCCTCCTGCGTCAGCATCTCCCATTTTGCGTAGATCATTTAATTGTGTGTTTAAATTATCAGCAAGATTTTTACTATGTATTTTTCTGTTGCCATCTAAAATATACTTATAAAGTATGCCTTGTAAATCAGTCTCTACTAATCCAGCTTCTCTTAATTTCTTACGTATATTAGGAGTAATAGTTCTTTTTTCTTGTTGGGATATTCGTGCAGATGTAGCACGCGGTTGTGTCTGTGTCTCAACATCTATTTCTATATCGCTTTCATTAAGAATACCATCATTACCCTCAATCCTATCAACAGTAGTCTGTGCTTCTACATTGCTAAAGCCATTATCTTGTAGAATCTTAGCCATTTTTCTTCTATTCAATGGTCCAGTTTTATAAACTGTAGGAAGATAACCATCTACAAAATCTATATCTACCCCTGCATCTTGAAGGCGTTTAAAAAATCCAGTAGACTTAGGTTTAGCAATAACCCTATTATTTAATTGTTTAAAAGGTTTACTGTCTACAATATTTTTTAGAATACTTCGTCTTTCTGTAGGTGCTTCTCTTACTCTATTCATATAATCTAAACGCATAGGTTCAATTGTAGATTCTATCTGATTATATTCTTCTCTCGTAATTCTGCCTTCATCCAATGCTTTTTGTACTTTACTAGATACTTTATCACTTTTAATAGCAGTAATTAAATCTTTAGAAGTAAGAGTTATTGGCTTTGCAGCTTTACCTGTATTAGAATCAATTTCTACCGTGCCTAAAAATTTCTTAATGCTATTAGCCGCATCCCGAATAGCTGGACTTGAAGGTGCTTTACCTTCTACTATTACTTGATATACCTCATCACTTACTTTTTTAGGAATAGCACGTTGAATAAAAGGAAGTTTAATATTTCTTTTTAAAGTATCAAAAGTTTCTTGTAATACAGAAGCATCTTGTCCTGTAGACTGACTTACTAAATTGGGAAAAGCAAGAAGAGATTGTACTACTGCTGCACCCTTATCTGACCTTCGTCCTAAATTAGCTAACGGTGCTACAGCCGTTCTAAAAAGACCAGATATTATACGAGAAGTAGTCATGGGTTTATCAGGTGTTAGCTTACCTTCATACATACCTCTTTCAGCTATATCAGTCTCTTGATTAGTAATTCCTTTTTGTAATTCTACTAAACCCTGATCTAATTCTTCTGCTCTATTAGCCAAAGATTTTCTCATAGCATTGCTGGCAAA